CCGACGTTGCCTATAACGAGTTCCTGTTCAAGTACCACGAAATCGGGGCAGTTATCAAGCGCAACCACTCCACGCTCATCAAGAACAAACTTTCCTACGAGCAGGACATCATCGCAACCCCTGAAATCAAGTACATCCGCAGACAAGTTTTGCACAATACTCAAGATTTTCTGCTAAATCTTTACGGAGGTTATAATTCTAAGTAGGTGCGACTTACGTCGTCGGTGAGCCTACGATAATCGGCAAATCCGTGAGATTCGGATGGGGGGGTGCTTCAGTGCATCCCCCTATTTTTTTGCATACCTTTGCGCATGCAGTCAGCAGAAACCGTAATCCTTGACTTGTACCGAAGCGGCGAAATCAAGAAGGCCTGCCTGACCATCACTGGCGGCGACCCGCTTTGGCGTGACTTGGAGCAGGAATGCGTGCTGATACTGCTGGAAAAAGACCCCGCCAAGATTCTGCAAATCCAAGGGCAGGGCTACTTCAAGTTTTACGTCGTGCGTCTGCTCCTGAACCTCTACCGTGGCAAGAACAACCAGTTCGCTCAAAAGTACAGGCATCACGATATCACCGAGGAAATCGACCCCAACGCTGATATGACCCACGAAGAGTACAGTTCCCTCGTTGACGATATGTGGGCGATTGCCGAATCGGAGATGGATTCTTGGGCGAAGGAGGGAGCATTCCCATACGACAAGGAACTGCTGAAACTTCACATGGCTACGGGGAATATGAAGAAACTAAGCCGTGAAACGGGCATCCCCTACCGCTCGGTCATCTATTCCATCGAGCAAGCCAAAGCCAAAATCAAAGCCGCAATACTACTGAAACATGGAAACACTCCTGACGCTACTCGTTAGTTCGCTGACTGCCCTCGCTATTGCTGAGTACCACGTTCTCCCGCAGGCTTGGTACAAAACATGGCTTGCAAGGCACAAACCGTTCTCCTGCGTTACCTGCCTGACGTTTTGGGTGGCGGCCTTGCTGACCCTACTCACCTGCGACTGGATGCTTGCTCCTGTGTACGGTCTTGCCTCGGCAGGGCTTACCGTTGTCATCCTGCAAATGACCAACCGATGACCCAAGACGAGTACCTCACTGCCCAGAAGCACCGCCATTATTGGGAGCAGTACCAAGCGCACCTGTATATGCGGCTCTCCCCCGAAGCCGTTGGCGACCTGCAGGCTATCCTCGTGGCTCATGGCAGACCCAATACAAATTGGTGGTGTGCGGACTGCGTAAAATCTGCGCTTCAATACATTTACCAAGAGGCAGACCAATTTGCCCAAGAAAACCAGCATACCGTTACCCATGCCATTACCAACGCCACAAAGCAATGAAACCAGCGACCAATTCCTCGGACGCTGTATGTCCAACGCCAACACGACCGCAGAGTTCCCCGATGCCCAGCAAAGGCTGGCCGTATGCGGTAACCTGTGGGCCAACCACAAGCGTCAGGCTTTTGAATCCTATGCCGACTACGGCGAAGGTGTACGCAATAACGCCAAGCGAGGCATTGAACTCAACGAGCGCAACGGCAACAAGTGTGCTACTCAAACAGGCAAGGTCAGGGCGCAACAGCTTGCAGATGGCGAGGCAATATCCTTGCAAACCATCAAACGTATGCATTCCTACCTATCAAGGGCAGAAACATACTACGACAACGCAGATTCCAATTCCGATTGCGGCTACATCTCATACCTGCTTTGGGGTGGGAAGGCTGCATTGGGATGGAGCAGGAATAAACTCCGAGAACTTGGCGAACTCGACTAAGGCTCCCAGCAACGAGGCGCAAGTCCAAGCGCGGATGGATTCGCTGATGATGGTCATCACGACCCTATGCGAATGCATTGGAGCGGTGGAGGAATCCAATTCCCCGAATGCGTTTGCGGTCAAGATGAAGATCGTGGACAAGATTGACGAACTGATAGACAAAATCGAATACTGATGCAGCGAGTACCGATAGGAACGATTAAGAACAACCCGAACAACCCAAGGGTCATCAAGGACGACAAGTTCAAGAAACTGGTGCAGTCCATCAAAGACCTACCCGAAATGGCAGAGGTTCGGCCTGTCGTGGTCAATACGGATATGGTCGTGCTGGGTGGCAACATGAGGCTCAAGGCGATGCGTGAGGCTGGATGGAAGGATGTGCCGATTGAAGTCGTGGATTGGGATGAGGACAAGCAACGGCAGTTCATCATCAAGGACAATGTAAGCGGAGGTGAGTGGGATTGGGAGATGCTGGCGAATGAATGGGATGCAGACGAGTTGCAGGAATGGGGTCTTGACTTACCAGATATGAAGGTCGAGGAACTGGAAGCGGAGGAGGATGACTTTGAAGTACCCGAAGGTGGAATCGAAACCGACATCGTGCTGGGCGATTTGTTTGAGATTGGTCAGCATCGTTTGCTTTGTGGGGATTCAACCGATAGCAACCAAGTGGCTAAGTTGATGAATGGGGAGAAGGCGGATATTGCTTTTACAAGTCCACCATATAACGCAGGAAAAAGCGAGGCATTGAGTGGTAATACCCATACAACTGACAATAAATATAATGAGTATAATGACAATCAAACGCAATCCAATTATTTTGATTTGCTTATTGGATTTACAAACAATGCTTTAATGCATTCGGAATATTTAATTTGTAATATTCAAAGTTTAGCAGGGAATAAAGTCGCTTTAATTGATTATTTACATCAATATAAAAATCAATTTATAGATGTGGCAATATGGGATAAAGGACACGGCGCACCAGCAATGGCTGAAAATGTAATGACAAGTGCTTGGGAGTATATGTTTTTTATTTCATCAAAAGAAAATGCTTCCAGAGCAATCCCAAATGGAAATTTTAGAGGCACAGTACCAAATATTTATAGAGGTAAGCCACAAAGAAATAATGAGTTTTCAAGTGTTCACGCAGCCACATTCCCAATAGATTTACCTGAATGGTCATTGCAATTTACAAAAGAGAAAGACATTATACTTGATCAATTTTTAGGAACTGGAACTACAATGGTCGCAGCCCATCAACTTAACCGCAAGTGCTACGGCATGGAACTTGACCCGAAGTACTGCCAAGTCATCGTGGACAGGATGCTTAAACTTGACCCGACCTTGGAGGTCAAGAGGAACGGACTGCCGTACAAAACAGGCGAATAACAGGCTATGCCGATACCCAACGAACATATCAACCAATTCAAGAAGGGAGAGTCAGGCAACCCCAATGGCCGTCCACGCAAGTATGTCAGCACCTTGGTTGACCAAGGCTACAAGCGGTCCGAAATCAACGATACCATCCAAAACATGATGGCCATGACCTTGGAAGAAGTCAAGGCGGTTTGGGACAACCCAACGGCAACGGTCCTCGAAAAGACCATCGCCTCGGCCATCCGCAAGTCCATCGAAAAGGGAACGCTCTACTCCATGGAAACGCTGCTCTCACGGGTCTACGGTCAACCCAAGCAGGAGGTTGCTGCATCTATATCGCCTCAACCAATATGGCAGGGCGTAAAACTACAAGTTGACACCAACAACAACGGCAATCAAGATTGATGGATTCCGCAAGAGAGTCCGAATAGTTCAAGGCGGTTCATCGGCAGGCAAGACCTTCGCCATCCTGTCCTTGCTCTACTCCTATGCAGCCAACCCCGAATGCGGACCGCTTGAGATTTCAGTAGTTTCCGAATCCATCCCTCACCTTCGCAGGGGTGCGCTCAAGGACTTCCTCAAGATGCTCAACATGACAGGGCTATACCAAGAGGAACTTTACAACCGAACGCTGCTACGCTACGACTTCCCGCATGGCTCCTACATCGAGTTCTTTTCCGCTGACCAAAGCGACAAGATGCGAGGGGCAAGAAGGGATGTGCTATTCGTTAACGAGGCGAACAACATCGCATGGGAAGCCTATCACCAACTGGCTATCAGGACAAGGACCGCCATCTACATCGACTATAACCCAGTCCGTGAGTTTTGGGCGCACACCGAATTGATGCACGACCCCGATGCGGAGTTCCTGCTCGTTACCTACAAGGACAACCAAGCCCTTGACCCTGCCATCATCCGAGAGATTGAGAAAGCCAAGACCAAAGCCGAAACCTCTGCCTATTGGGCGAACTGGTGGAAGGTGTACGGATTGGGCCAAGTAGGAACGCTCCAGGGTGCGATATACGAGGACTTCGAGGTCGTGGAGGGTATCGATGTCAGCCGTGCGAAATTCGTCGCCTTAGGGCTTGACTGGGGCTTTAGCAACGACCCTACGGCCTTGGTCGCTATCTACCGCCAAGGGGACTGCCTGCTGATTCAGGAACTGCTCTACGCTACGGGCCTCACCAACCAAGACATCGCAGACAAACTGCGGTCGCTGGGGATTACAAGGGCTTGGGAAATCGTGGCGGATTCAGCGGAACCGAAGAGCATCGAAGAAATCTATCGACTTGGCTTTAACATCAAGCCAG